ACATGTGCGCCAGCTCGTGAATGAGGACGTATGTTGCCGAGTTCACGTCATCTCCATCGAGACATATGTAAATTTCGTACCCCTTGTTCACGTTGGATCCTATGGGCCCCTTTTCCTTGGACCACCCGACCATCCCTGTGATGATCGCCGGTCGCATAACACCGTGCCACGCGGGGTCCCCGGTCTCTCTCAGCATATCCAGGATCGCCCAGTACCTCCGCTTGAGCTCCGTCAACATAGGTGGCTCCCTATTTGTGATCAAAATTGTGATAAACACCAGGAAGAGGACGGCGACCACCACCCACTGGATCATCTGTTATTATCTTAGAAAATTCAGGGGCGCCTCCTGAATACAAACTTGCTGTAGAGGTCAGAGATGAGCCCGTTGGGTCGGTCGATCATGGGTTCCCACTGGACCATCTCGAACCCGGCCTGTTCGAGTGCACGTATCAATACATTTGCATCCAAAATTGGTTCTTCTTTCCCACCGTCTGCATAGAACGGCCCGTCGACCAGGCGCACCATGAGTCGCGAGTTTGCATGGAGAAGGGCTATTTCATTTCCAAGGGAATCCTTGAAGTGGCCGAACTGGTCGACCATCGCCTCGGCCCGGGCTTTCTCGGGAGTGACGCCTATCAAGAGACCGCCCGGGCGAACCGCGACCGCCAGTGCCTTGATGGACTGGCTGAATGTCTCTGGGTCCTCGAAGATGTAGTGTAAAGAGAAATTGTAGCAGACGACGTCGTACGGGCCGGCGAATGCAGCCTGACGGATGTCTCCGAGGCCCAGGAACCAAACCCCAAATTCCATCTCGATCGCTCGACTCTCAGCCTCATACAAAGACTCGGCGTCGGGGTCGATGGCTGAGACCCGGGCATGCACCGCCTTCCACTTGTGCCAGTCCCCGCCCCTGCCGCAGCCGCAGTCGAGAACGTGCGAACGCCGAGGGACCCAGCGCGAAATGTGTTCGCGTTTGATTTGGTTGTGGAGCTGGCGCAATTCCATCGCGTTTACTTAGTTAAAAGAAAAACGCATGTCTCTTTTATATGGCTTCCCTTGAGCAGGATTATCTGACGGTCCCCGGGCAGCTGTTTGCGTGCGTTTCTTTCGTCGGCCCTGAGCTTCCCCAGAAGAATGACAAGTTTGGCATGAAGATCCGTGGGTGCTTTCCGTCGCGTGACGAGGCGGGCACCCACGCAAAGCGTCTGCAGAAGGAGGATGCGATTGTCGACATCTATGTGGTCGACATGTACAAGTGGCTGCTGATTCCCCCGGACCGTGAGCAGATTGAGGACACTCACTACCAGAACGAGAAGCTTGAGGAGATCATGACCAAGTACCGCGCGAACCAGTCGCAGGCCGCCGCGATGTTCGAGAAGCGCAAGCGCGACATGGTGGCCAAGCCTCAGGAGGGCGAGTTCCCTTACATCGACCCGTCCGACGAGAACTCCAAGTTTTACACCAAGCCGGACGTGCCGCCTATTCCTCACCCGGCCGACTTCCTGGAGGCTCTCAAGGTGGAGTTCCCGGAGGCTACGATGGACGAGCTGGTGACCAAGGCTGACATCCGCGTCGCGGCCGAGGTCCTGAAGCGTCGTGAGGCCGATGCCGCAAACGCCACGACGCTGACGATCGAGACGATTCCAGAGGGGGACGACGAGGTCCCGGAGGTGAGCGAAACAGAGTGAGCGAACTAAAATATTTATAAATAATAGTCGGGTAGTGAGCCATGGGTTTGCCCTCCCCCCAGACACTTCCCAAGGGCCAGTTGGTGCTCTTGGCAATTGCCGGATCTTTCATGATTTTGAGTAGTTTTTATCTATTGCAGCAAGGCCAGGTGATGCCGTTGGCGGCCGTGGTCGTCATTGCGTTTCTGGGATGGATGCTATACATGGGAATGCTGCCGAGCATCACGAGCCGACCAAAGGCCGACCCGACCGCATCTGCATTTACCGTGTTTCGCGATATGGAGCCGGAAGATCAGACACGTGTGAATGTGTGGACAGGCTTCCTCCAGGAGGACGTCTACCAGAATCGAACGGGTCCAATTGGTGATTTTGTTGGTAATAATGATATTACGCCTAGGGCACCCCTGTACGCTATTAGTGCTTAGCGAGCGCCCCACCCGAGTTTACGATGATGGGGCGCATATTCATGATAATGACACCGATGACAATACCAAGCAGAATCAACGCGACGTGATTCTCCTTGAGTGCTGCGAACGGGTCCTTTTTCTCTAGCGGAGGGGCAAACTCCAGAGGAAACCGCGGGCGCGGCTCCCTCTCAACTTCAAACTGCTCCCATGCCGCGCCTCGGTTCTCGGGCTCACTTGCGTCGGGGGGCGGCAACGGGGCGCTTCTTGACTGGGGTTCGCTTTTTGACAGGAACGGCAGGTTTTCCATCGTCTTCACTATCAGACTCATCACTCTCACTTTTATCTGCGACAACAAATCCATCCAAGTTTCCATCTTCATCTGCGTCATCTTCATCCTCCTCATCCTCCTCGTCGGCGTCGTCCTCGAAGGTTGAGGCAATCTCAGACTCGTGGGAGTCGTAGTCGTCCGCGTCGTAGTCGTCCTCGACCTTCTCGATGGGCTCGTACTTCACTGGGGGCTTGGAGACGCGGCCGGAGCGCGTGCGAGTCCCGGGCTCCTCGACAGTGGCTGCAGCGGCAGCGAGCGTCTGCAGATTACTGTCCGTGGCTTTTGACTGGCCCTGGGTCTTTGGCGACATATTCTGGAAAGTCTAGCATTGTATCGTTTAAGTACTTTGGGAAGAAGTAAGTGCCCTGTGAGACTGCATTTTGATTCAAAATTGTCTCACCCTCAATGGCCAGCTGAAACGCGATGCCGGCCAGTGTCTCCTGAATGCCTGCATCGTCGGCCCGTCTGAGACTGAGGCCTAGGTCCCTGATGGCCTCGATGGCTGCATAGAGCGCCGCCGCCGCCTCATCTATGCCAACACTCGAAGCCGACTGTTCGAACGTGTGGAGGTTTTCCAAAAAACGACTCCAGTTGACCGGGTCCAGCCCCGAGTACGGATGGACCATCTTCTCGTACTTTTTGAAACGCGCCTGCGGGCCTATCGGGAAGAATATCAACCATAAAAGTACTAGCAGGACTACCCACAATAGCAACATCTTTGAGTTGCTCTACTATTGATGGAGGGAGATTATGTTCCCGGCCCCTGAACTCGGTGCACTCCTCATCGAAGCACCGTTGGGCTATCCTACCGGACTTGACTGTGAACCATATATGATTCGACTTGTGTTCCCTCCGGATGTTCTCACAGTACTTGGAATCAGTCTGGACATACCAACCGTCGTGCTCGTGTCTCTGTACCCTCTTGAGGTGGGTTCGATCCTGACCGGCCATGTATTTTCGGACATAGTCCTGGAGGGGACTTGCATCTATGCAGGCCCCAGGGATCCCCAATTCTGATTCAAAATTGCCCTGGATCCGGATTGTAAATAGACTGAGAGTCTCAAGGGTCCGACCATAGGCGGGGTCGACTGGGACATATGGGTCACCCGAGGGTTTCTTGTGGGACCAGAGCATCCGAAGTCCTGACCCCCCATAGACAGATGCGTCAATCACCTTGTCCCATGGCCCGGGTCCAAGACTCTCTATGATTTTTGATCTTAAATTGAGAGCCCTGGTACGATCCACAATTACATTTGGCCAATGTAGGTGGACCCCACTTTTCAGTGTCGGTTGACCATCTTCACCCTTGACCTGACGTACCTGAGCCCTCGCCACCATACACTTGGATCCTACGACTTCATCAATTATAGAACAAAATTGATTCAAGTCTTCATCCGATAATTTCTCTGGGGCTTTGTAATCCAGATCCACAAAAAACTTGAATCGTTCCGTCTTTTGTTCGACCACATACAATTTTGATCCAGAATTGATCAAATCTATATAGGCTCTGTGAAATTCTTCAATCTCAGAATCTGGGACGTGAAGGATTCCACCCGACATGAGGACATGGGTCGCAGGTCCCTTGGGAACCCGCCACTTGTCGATTGACATTTGGGTTTAAACGCGGGGTTTCTCTAAGGGGGAACAAGTCGCTGCGCGACTTGGCTAGTTCTCATCCTCACTCGAGTCCAGCAACCACGACAAAATGTGCTTTTCTTTTTTTGCCTTTGTATTTGCTTCGGCGGGCGCCTTGATCTCCTTGATCATCTCCTCCTCCTTCTTGGTCAGGGGCTCGGCCGGCTCCTCCTTGGCCTCCTCGGGAGCCTCGGGAGCCGGCTCCTCCTTGGCGTCCTGGACCGCCTCGTCTTGCTCGCGCTCCTCCTCAATCTTTTGGATCGCGTGGCACAGCTTCATGAGGGTCATTTCCTTTGCGAGAACCTCGGGGTCCGAGCCGTCTCCACGGAGCTTGACGAGGATGGTCGCAAGGTCGAGCTTTGAGCGGGTCATTTCTGTAAAGTCCGCAGGACTTTTTCTGGAGACAGTGGCGCGGGGGAACAAGTCGCTACGCGACTTGGATCATTCCCTCAAGTTAAACGGCGTCCAGTGGGTCGACTGAACGGCCTGGTGAAATTCCTGGTTCCCAATTACGTGTTCGCGTATCATCGGCCAGAGGTTCGGGCACCTGCCGATGCTCGCGATGTTTTCAAATCGGCACTCGTCGTTCTCGTCGTAGTTTTTGCGAAATGCCATCTCGCCCCCCTCCATTTTCCTCTTCTCCTCGGTGAACCGCCGGATGATTGTCCGGTGTTCCGTGGCGGTCATGGGCAGGTTGAAGAGGTAGACGTGGTAGTGGTTCAGTGCCGTGACGCCGTCGTCCACGTCCCGCGGCTCCGGGGTGTCCGTCGTAAATTTGAAATAGGAATACGAACCCCTTTTCAAATTTATGAGGCCTCGCGTTTCTTCTTCAAGTTCACGGACCGCACACCGAAGCGGGTTGTAGACTTCGCGGCGCCTGCATCCTCCTGTGACGAAGGTCCATTCGCGGTAGCGCCGGTCATGCACGATCAAAAAGTGTGGGACGCCCTCGATCGTGCTCATAGGGATGGCTATGGCTTTATGCCTCTCTCGGGGTTCTAACCCTGGGGGCACTCGAGGCTCCATCCTCTACTGAGACTTGGTTGTCAGAAAAACTCTGGTCATTGTCCGCATCTCGCAAAAACTTATTCAAATTACCGGTTCGTGGATTATATGTACTGGCAAAGACCAGGCATGCAATCAACGCCAATATCCAAAGGCGCATCTTTCTTTGTTTTTTATGAGGAAAATTAGCAGAGTCATTTAGCGACTAAGAGCTGTAGAGGAGACCGCCGAGGCCGTTCTGGATTCTCAACACGTTGTATCCCACGGCGTACAAGTAAGGAGTCGGGTACGCGCTCGTGAGGTTCCGGTTGTAGAGGGCACCCACGCCGCCCGCGAGCGTCGGGGGCACGACCAGGCGGTACGTGTCGAGCCGGGAGAAGTTGAGGGTGCCGGTCGGCTGGAGCTTGGAGGTGTCCAGGCAGTACGAGATGATTGCCACGTTGGCGACCGTGTTGTTGTGGACGTAGCCGTAAGGTGTGTTAAAATATTGAGGAACCTCGGTCCAGTGGATGAGCGAGCGGGAGTCGCCCACGTCCACGCCGTTCACCTGGGTCTTGAGCTGGTAGTTCAGGGCCGTCGCAGAGCCGGCGCCGTTGGCGTAGATCTGCTGGTAGTTGACGGAGGGGAAGGCCAGGAACTTGACCGGCTGAGCCAGAGCCAACTCCTGGATGGGGTTGGTGCCGAGCACGACGCGCTGCACCTGGGTGATGAGCAGGTCCTGGGGAGCCTTGGCGAAGTGGTCGCGCTCGCCCTGGTCAAGGTACACGAAGTTCGACCAGCACTGGAACTGCAGGGACGCGTAGGTCGTGGAGGTCTCGGCGGTGCCGGTGAAGAAGGAGATGGTCAAACCGGCGGCAACTGGCCCGGTCTTCTGCGAAGGATACGTAACGGTCACGCTCGTGGCGCTGTTCACATTAGACACGTAGACCGGGCCGGTGAAAGGCAGACCCGCGACGTACTGACCGACGGCCAGAGCACCCGAAGAAGTGCTGGAAACCTGGTTGATCGTCAGGGTCTTCGTGGTAGATACTGTCCCTGTCGCGTCAGCCGCCACAAGCAAAGGAATCTGGGCAGACACAACCGGCGTGTAAAGGCTGGAAACCACACCACTGCCAAACAGGGCAGTAATGTTGGCAGCGGCAGCGTTGGCGAACGAGATGCTGACGTTGGAAGTAGTGAGCAAGGCTGTGATGTTCGAGAAGGACTGGACGACAGCCACGTTCGTCTGCAGGTTGCTGCCCGGGGAGGTGATCATCATACCCGGGAAAAGAGGCCCGGTCGTCTGGGTCACGTACAGGTTGGCCAGGTTGGATGAATTGACCACGTCCGAGAAGACGTTGGCGGTCGCCTGGGGAAGAGCAGACAGGAACGGGGTGGTGGTGGCACCGATGGTGATGGTCTGGGACAGATAGGGGGACCAGGTGATGCGGATCTCCACATCGTGGAACTGCAGGCCAATCAGGGGCAGGCACACGGACCAGTCCTTGCAGAAGAAGAACTTGAGGGGCAGGACGGAGTTCTTCTGGTTGTTGAAGGTTGTGCTGTTGTTATTCAGGTAGCGCTGGGATGCGGTCTGGGCACCGACGATGGGCTCGATGTCGGTCATGTACTCGATGTCCTGGGTGTCGACAACCTGGCCGCCAATGTACAGCTCAACCTTGTCGATGATGCGAGTCCAGTCGGGGTTAACCAGGTGGGCACCGTTGCCATCGAGGGCCGTGAAGTACACGTAGGACAGAAGGTCGCCCTTCTTCTCAAAACGAATAGTCGAAATACCATTTGCAACGGGGGCGCCCTGGATCACCTGACGCTCCACAGAGTTGGCATAGTGGGTGTAACGTTTGTAGTTGGACCGGTAAAAGGAAACCTCGGGCTTACCGGTAAGCCAAGCGTCCTGGGGGCCGACTGCAACGAGCTGAACAACGCCTCCGCTCATTTACTAGAGTACTTAGTTTTTTTTTGAGCCACTAAGCCACCGAAACCGTGCTGAACGGAGTCGTCCCCATGGCCGAGTCGGGCTGTTTGGGAGTCGCAAGGGAGTACGCCAATGGGTTATTTTCGAGTTGCTGAATGGCAATATCCAAGAACCCAGGCTGAGCCCGAGGGTTAGGATTCGACTTGAATTCGTTGAGCGGGTCATCGAACTCGGGTGGCAGAGTACCACGACCCTGGTTGGATCCGGTGATGGCCATGGGACCGGGCTGGACCGGCTTTGACTCGGCACGGTACTGAGTGCCGCCACCGACCATACCGACTGGATCCTGGCGGACGTTCATACGGGCAGCGTTTGCCGGGCGATCATTCTTCCCACGATATCCAGATGAGCGAGTGAGGGTCGTGTCGGTGTAGGCACCCTTCGCCTCGGCGTACGGCTGGTAGACGTTGTACTGGGGTGGGCCGTCCGAGAGCGTGTCCGTTCGCAGTGCGGTCTCGTCACGCATAGTCGTCTTCTTTGTCTTGAGGAAGTCGGGGCGACCCTCGGGACCGACCAGGGCGCTCTGGGCACCACCACCTCCATAGGCACCCGGAGCACGATAAGCCGCCTTGGACGCCACCGCCTGATGTGTGATGTCTCCGATGCCACCGGCACCGCCATTCTTGACAAAGTACGAGGGAGTTCCATCGCGCCCCTCGAGAGTCGTGAGCTTCTCCTCGTTGATGTTCACGGGCAGTGCACGGAAGTAGTCCTGGAAACCTCCCGCCGCACGAACGTCCGGGCCGACACCCAGACCCGGACCGACGTTCATGGGCGCCTCCAGTGGCGAAACATTGTTCATCTTGTTCGTGATGTACTCGCGGTTATACAAGTCATAGACGGGCTGACCGTAGGGAAAACGGGTATTAGCCGGCGTGATGTCCTGAAGGTTTGCGACCGCATCCTTGCGCTGGAGACGCCAATCGCCGACGCGACGTCCCAACTCGGGGGTGGTATTCTGAAGATCAAAATAGTCTGCTGAATGATTCGCCGGCTGGACCATCAAATCAACATCGCTACGGGTCAACGGGCGCCTGGGTTTCGTGGTTGGCAGGGGCTGGCGGGAGGGCGAAGACTTGTCCTCGCCCCGCTCCGCCAGTGTCTTCCCGGCAAACACAAGACCTACAATGGATGCCAATACGAGTGGGTCCATCTATTACTTTTGTTTGGTATTTTTTTCCGGACCCTGGGAACAGTTCCTTCGGAACTGGTAACTTACCGACCGAAGGTGTTGCCATTCTTCGAAAAGTAGCGCTGGGCGAACCGGTTGTTCTGGTCCTCCACAAAGGTGCTGGCCGGATCCCACGTCATCCAGCGAATCGGAAGAGTCACGTACGTGTTGGGGAAGTCGTAGGCCTGCTCGGACCAGCCCTTGCGCCAGGCGGTCGTGGGCTCCACGCGGAGACCGCTCTCGACCTCTGTCTTGTCTGCGAGCACCACCTGAGCCGGGCCGTACCAGACATTCTTCTCGAGAGTCAGGGGGGTCGTGTCGAGAAGCATTCTCTTTACATTGTGTCTAGATTTTTTAACGGCCATTGCCAGCCTCCATCTGGACACGCTCGGGGAATGCAGAGTAGAAGCGGTCGGGGTCGCATGCGGCTCCCCCCTGGTCGTGGCACTTGGGTGCGAACGGCTTGCCATATGCGGCCTGTGCGAAACCTGTCTGATCGTTCGGGATGGTGCTGCCCGCGACGGTGTAGAAATTGCGCTCGGCGTCGCGCTGACGCTCGAACGGGTGGATGGCGCTCATCTGCTGCTGGACCTGGGTGCGCACGCTGGGGTACCACGCGGCCGAAGGGCGGTCTGGATTGTCCGCATACTCGTTCAAAAGCACGTTCGCCATGGGGTTGTCGAAGGTCGGCAGGGTCACGTCGGGACGGAAGATTGATGAAGCCCGGGCGTCGCCGTTTGCCGCGCGCATCTTTCCATCTGAAATCATGTTCGAACTCCAGAGATAATATAGGATCGCCAAAACGAGGGCACCAAGAGCAAAGACGCGCGGATCCTTGTTCAACAGGAACACGATGCACATCGCGTACAGGACGAACCGGGTCGTTGCCGAGACGCGCTCACGTGCCGACTGAGCCGCCGTCGGCCAAAATTCCAGGAGCTCATTCGACTTGAAGACGTCACGAGGGTCCATCTATTACTAAAGGAGTTTAAAAAAATTGGCGCCCTCTACTTCTTCCGGCGGCTTCCCGGACGGGGCTGAGCCTTATTCCCCTTTGGGGCTTGAGGGGAGGAGCCCGCCCCCGCGCCACCGAGCAGACCCGCGAGACCTCCGCTCCCGTTCATGAGCTGGGCCATCATACTGTTCATACCGGCCATGAGGCTCGCCTCATCGAGCTGACCGTTCTGGTTGGTTTTCATATTCTTCGCGCATTTTTCGGCGACCGACTCAATCATGCTGAGGGTCTCGGGTGGGAACATGCTCATCGTCGTACCGATCATGTAGAGAGACTGGAGGTACTGCCAGATGGCCTGCTTGGTCGTCTCCGAGCAGTCCGCCCGTGTCCAAATCTCACAGAGACCCCACGACTTGGCGAACTCGTTCTGCTCGCAGAAAAAGGCGGGATCCTTGGAGTTCATCTGGGTGGCCCAAGGGCCGAGCTGTTTGAGAAATGTGGGGCAGTCAACCACTGGGGGCATCGAGACGTCCGGGAACGTCTGTGTCAGGTCCGTGGCGAACTGCATCTGCATCTCTGAAAAAGCCTGGGTGGTGGTCATCTTTTAAAAATAAGGGTGTTGTTTTTAAGTTTCCCAAGTTTGGCGGATCACGACCGGCTCCTGCGGAGCCATTCGGTCTCTAAAAAGGCTCCTTCATAACGGGCCCAGAATCTCCCTGTCCCTGACTCACAATAAAGTACACGAGAAGGGCGACGAGGAATGCAGGTTTGAAGTAATCTGAATTCTTCATTTTTCCTTCATTATTTAGCTTTGACTTGGCGAAGATATATACGCCGACGATGGCGGCGGAAATAACAGCCGCGCTGAAAGGTTCGCGCAAGTACTGTTCCATCTCTGGTAGTGTACGAGATTGTTTTTAGGTGATTTAGACGCCGAGCTTCTGAATCTTGGTGGGCGCATCCGCAAACAGGGACTCTTCCTCTTCTGCTGGGGGTGGAGTCCCCCCTGGAATGCTCGGGGGCGTCAGTGAGGCGTTGACGGTCACTGCCGTGTCCACACCCCCGGGAGTCTTACCAAACTCCATATTGCCCGTGTTCTGCGGGAGACCGTCAGCGGGACCGGGAAACTCGTTTCCGCCCTCCTCCTCCATATCCGGGACGTCATCATCGCCCTCTTGGTCCTCATCGTCATGGTCCATGTTCAGGTCCTCTCCGGCTGCGGGCAGAGGCAGGTAGGTGTTGAGAATCTCTGCCGTCGGGATGAGAGACTCGATGACGTCCGCAATTTGAATGCAAAATCGGCGCTTGAGCTCCGTGTTGCGCTCCTCCTCCGTCTTGTTGTCCACGATGATGCTCGGGGCGTCGTAGAGGTCCTTGGCGCATCGCATGTAGCACTCCTGAACAAACAGGTCATTCGCCGGCAACTTGATGCAAATCTTCTTGGACTTTTTGTCGGTCCGGATCGCACTCAGAATCTTGACGTGGATGACAAAGACGGCCGCCAGGAGGTTCGGGAAGAGGGGTTCGTTCTTGATGATCGCCTCGGTGTGCTTGTGGGAGATTGAGGAGTTCCACGTCTTGACGCCGCGAAGGAGCTCCTGGAAAACACGGGTCGTGCTCTTCCCCTGGGACTCCTTCTTGGCCTCGAGCCAAATTTCCCAGAATGATTCAATCATCACGGGAACCATGGCGTCGCATAGCTTTTTGGTAAAACGGCGTTCGGACTCGTTCAAGAGGTCCATTTAGTATCTGTCGAGAGGAAAACAGGACCGGTCTTCCGCGCGACTCCCTCATAAAGGTTGGGACCTTTCTTCGTTCAATGGGCTGGGGCATTCACTTCGCTCTTGACGCCAACGGTTATGTGTACTGTGCAGACGGATGCAAGTGGCGATCGAGCGCAGCGGACTATGCAGGCTACCCCGAGTGGCCTTCGGCGCGTCAGGCTGTCCTAGAGTACTTTCAGTTGGAGGCGCACACCGAGCTCGACATGGTCCGAGACGAGTGCCCGGGAACTGCTGCAGGACTCACTGCAGCGTGTGAGGAGCACATGGTCGATGCCCTGCGTCAATACGGACGTCTGAGCGCCGAGAGAAAGATTCGTCTGCATAACGAAAAGATGACTGAGCTCGAGGGATATATCGAGCATAACAAGATTGCGCTCGAGCGGAGCCTTGAAGACTACAAGAAGGCAAAAGAGGCGTGGAAAAATTATCAGAAGAACCCGCCCAAGGCCAAGGCGGCCAAAACGCGCGCTGACGAGCTTCGGCAGATTATGGCTCCGTACCGGGTCGAGCTTGAGATGGAGGAGGCGGCGGAGGAGTGCGATCGGCTCAAGACGGCGAAGATTCGCGCGGCGCGCCTACTGAATCGCGAAAAGAAATTTAACGCCCCTTCTTGACGACCCGCAGACCCTGTGCCGTCTTTTGCAAGTTTACGAGACTCGGAAGGTGTGAGAGCGGGTCCATCTCCTCCTTTTCTAATTCTGTTTCTAAAATAGCCGTCTTGTACCATTTAACCTTGAGGCTTAGGGGACCGGCGACCGTCACGATATACCCAAGCCTCGTCAGTTGACGACCCATATACATGACAGTCTGTGTCAGGTCATACTTTGGGAACCCAACAAGGAATGATGGGACCGTCACTATAGTATCTTTTTGGCCGAGCTCAGAGGCTGCCCTAATTTTCCTACAAAATTGCTCAAGGAGAGCCTTGTAGTATTCCTTTTTCGAATCGGCCCTCTTTTTTTCAGAGGCTACAACCTGTTTGGCCGAAAGGCTCATCTAATGGAGGGCGGGAAGACTCTTTGTCCGTCTAAGCGCGCGTCATCAGGTTGGTCTCTGCCAGGATCATGTTCTGGCCGTACGCCTTGGTAAGGTTGTTCAGGTTGGGCTGGGGTGGCTGGTTCTTGTAACCGACGAGGGCCCCCTTGAATTGTGCATCCAAATTGCTCTTGATGGCAGTCCACGGCTGGTACTTGTCCGGCTGGTACCCGGTGGTCGGGTCAATCTGGGCAGAGTCACCGATCTTCACAATCTCGACCGAGCCGTCCTGCCCCACCTTGGCGTTGACGTCGTACTGGGTCCCGTAAAAGTGCTTGGTGTTGTAGAACATGAACCGGGAGTTGTACGAACCATCAGGCTGGACGTTGACAAAGAGGGTCTCGAGGGGGGACATGTCCGGCATGGAGCTCTGGATCTTCTCGATGATTGCCTGGACGATGACGGGGGGGACGGGAGCGGTCGGGTCCACATCGGACACGGCGTAGGTGGAAACCTTGGAAGAACCTCGGTCGTTCAGGACGAAGAAAAGGGCGAGGGCCGCGAGGACCAGGATGAGGGCGTCCTTCATTACTATTCAACTCTAAAAAAAACGAGACCGAGCTTGCTCGGTCCCGGGGCTGAACGAACGTCCAGCCCCGCGCCTCTTCCCACCAACCAAAAAGTTGAGAGATATAAATGGCCCTCTTGGTCTACTCTGACAAGTGCAAGCACTCCCAGGGGATCATGGCGTTCATCAAGTCGCAGCCGGCTCTCCTGGAGATTGTCCGGTTCCATAACGTCTCGACTAATGGCGTCCCGTCCTCAAAGATCACCCGAGTCCCGACGCTCGTCACCAACGAGGGAAAGATGTGCGTCGGCGGGGAGGTCAAGGCGTGGCTCGAGTCCATGATCCCGACAGATTTCGAATTCTGGGACGCAACTGGAAACCTATGCACAAACATCGACGGAACCGACGCCAACGATAACCTCTTCGACATGTCGAAGTACGGAGAGTCACTCGAGCCCATGTGGACCACAGAACTCGAGCAGAAAATTAGCATGTCGGTGACGGATGCTTACCAAAAGGCGCGACAGGGTTAAACACCAAGTTCCACGGAACTTAGAGGTTTCCCGCTCTCAAAAACAAAGATGCATTTTCGCACCATCCAGGCATCCGCCCTCAAGTCTGTCTTTGAGGTCCTGAAGGATATCATCAATGACGTGAACGTCTATTTTGACTCAACTGGTATTCACGTCTTGACTCTCGATACGGCTCGCGTGACGCTCGTTCACATGACGCTCGGTGCTGAGAACTTCGAGGAGTACGAGTGTCCGACCGAGATTGTGGCCGGGCTGAACATGGCCAATGTCTACAAGCTCCTCAAGTCAGTCTCTGGACAGGACACCCTCTTTGCCCGTATCGAGGGCCGAGACTTTATGGAAATTTACATTGAGAACCCAGAGAAGAAGTCATCTACGTCGTTTAAGCTTAAACTCCTCGACATTAACGAAGAGCCACTGGAGGCCCCGGAGGTCCAGCTGAACACGGTGACGACCATTCCATCCGTGGACTTTCAGCGGATCGCTCGAGACATGGGGAACCTGTCGAGCGAAATGGACATCTGGCGTGAAGGCACAACCCTCGAGCTGAGCTGCCGAGGGGACTTTGCCGACCAGAAGACGACCCTTGAGTTCACGGGGGCGCCGGCCGAGAAGAGGTCCGGTGGGACATTCAGTCTCAAGTACATTAACCTGTTCACCAAGGCGACCAACATGTGCTCGTCCGTGCAGTTGATGCAGGATGTCGACATGCCGATCGTATTTCGATACACAATTGCAAACCTAGGAGACTTGAAGTTCTACCTGGCCGCCAAGGTTGACCCGTAATTTAGGACTTAAAAATATAGACCAAAGAAAAATAAATGGAGGCCAGGTACGATGAGCGTTTGAGGGAGTGTAAAACACAGGATGAAATGGCCGAATATCTCCTGTCGTGTATGCCAATAATCAGGGAATACACGACAACAGAAAACATAGAGGCCCCGACCGAAATAAAGAAGGTTGCAAACTTGACTATATCGTCTCGCAAGGGGGTTGCTCGAAACGACATCTATAAAAAGTACCTGGAGGAGGTTG